AGACACCGTCTCGTACCGCGACAACACCGTCCTGGAGTCTCGGCAGTACGAGTACCGGGTGGCTGCCACGAACGCGGCAGGTACCTCCGGCTACAGCAACACTGTCAGCACCTGGACCGTGCCTGCTGCGCCCAGCCTGCTTGAGGGCTACGGAACATTCACAGCGGTCTATCTGGATTGGATCGACAATTCGTCCGGAAACACCGGGTACCGGATTGAGCGTCGGGTTCCAAACGGGACGTTCTCTCTTCTGGCAAACATCGGCACCGGGGGCTTCGACAACGCTGGCTACTACACCGACTCCGGCATTCCCGTCAACACCACCTACGAGTACCGGGTGGCGGCCACGAACGCACAGCGCATTTCAGGGTGGTCAAACACCATCACGGTGACGACCGACGGAGGCCTCGGATTCAACCCCGGCGTACCGGCGGCGCCGAGCGGCCTGACGGCGACCGCAACCAGTTCCTCGACCATCTCCTTGGCGTGGACCGACAACGCAACCAACGAGACCGGCTTCGGCATCGAGCAGTCGACGGACAACACCAACTGGACTCTGATTTCCGACGACGAAGTCGGCATCAACGGCAATTCGTACCAGGTGACGATGCTCTCCGCATCGACCCTGTACTACTTCCGTGTCCGCGCCCAGAACGAGGCTGGGTGGTCCCCGGCGAGCAACACCGCGTCGGCCACCACGCAGGCCGCGACGACCGTCCCGAACGCTCCTTCTGGGTTCACGGCCACCTCGAACTTCGCGGACTCCGTGAGCCTCTCTTGGACCGACAACTCAAGCGGCACGGGCCAGGAGACCGGCTTCGACATCGAGGTTTCCACCAACGCAGGATCGACCTACTCCTCGGTCACCACCACGGCAGCCAATGCCGTCTCGTTCTCCCACACGGGCAGGCTGGAGTCCACGGCCTACCTCTACCGAATCCGGGCCACCAACTCCGCTGGCAGTTCGTCGTGGGTCGTTGCCTCCAGCGTCACCACCCCTGCCGCGATCCAGAGCTTCACCGCAACGGCGGCCAGCTCGTCGTCGATCAACCTCTCCTGGGTTGACAAGAGCCAGGTCGAGACCGGGTTCCGCATCGAGTACTCCGAGGACAACTTCAACTGGTCGCTGCTGACCACGACGACCGCCAACGCAACGTCGTTCACGAACACGAACCTGAACCCGTCCACGACCTACTGGTACCGGATCCGGTCGAACGCCTACAACGGGACGAACGACTCGGCCTGGTACACGGCTTCCGCGACCACGCAGGCAGCCTCGGGGATCCCCGCGCCCACCTTCGACATGGACTTCACGACCAATCCGTATGTCGGGGCAGGCGGTCGGTTCACCAGGGCCAGCCGAGGCACGTTCGTCAACAGCGCCGGGTTCATCCAGGCGGCTGAGATGAACATGGCGCTCAACAGCGAAGACATGAGTTTGTGGATCAGCGTTGCCTCGACCGTGACCGTCAACGCAATTACCGCCCCCGATGGATCGCTAACGGCTGACCGAATTGTCGAAACGACCGCGACCGAGCGTCACGGTAGATACCTTGGGATTGCGCTATCTACAGCGAACGTCCCGCACACCGTCAGTTTCTACGTCAAGAAGGACACTCGGCGTTACGTTCACGCGCAATTCAACATCGGCGGTGGGCGATACGGGGCAATCTGGGACCTCGACACCGGGAGCGTCTCCGCCACGCTCAGCAGCGGAGGATTCACCAACACATCGTCCACAATTACGGCGGTCGGGAACGGGTGGCATCGCGTCACTCTGACCGGAACATTCAACGGAACTTCCAGCAACGTTCTGTTTGGAACGTCCGACCGGGCAGACTTCACCGGAACCCTTGTTGCCGACAGTCCTTCGTTTGCGGGCTCTACTACCGAAGGTATGTACGTCTGGGGCGTCCAGGTCGTGCAGTCTTCCAGCGCACTCCCCTACGTCCGAACCACCACGATAGCAGTCGGCACCCCGCGCATCACCCACGACCCCGTCACGCTGGTACCGCTTGGTCTGCTGATGGAGCCTGCGGCGACGAACTTGTGCCTGAGAAGCGAACTGTTCGACAACACCACATCATGGACAGCAGACGCAACAACCGTCACTGCCAACAGCGTAGCCGCGCCTGACAACGCCACGACTGCTGACTTGCTGCTTGAAACAACGGCGAACGACCCCCATGCCGTGTACCAAATCATCACATCTTCAGGTTCTGACAACAAATGCTTTTCCGTGTTCGTCAAGAAGCAGAACCGAAGCCAAGTGTTTCTGCAACTGGTTGGTGCTGGAACTCCAAACGTCCGCGCAGGACAACTGTTCGACATCGACAACGGCGTGAAGGTCGGCGGCATTCTGACGAGCCAGAGCCCGACCAACACGGCCAGCGGGATCGAGAGTTACGGAAACGGTTGGTATCGCGTTTGGGTGACTGCGGGAAACATGGCTGGCAACGCAAACCCGGTCATCGCTATCAGCGATCAGACCGGGAACAACACCCCAACCTACAACTCAATCAACCTCCCGACTTACACAGGAAACACGGCCAACGGCATTTATGTCTGGGGATGCCAGATCGAGGCGAACGCGGACAGGCCATCTTCCTACATCCCCACCACCACCGCCACGGTCACCCGCAGCGGGGACCAGGCGGGCATCACCTCGGCCAATCTCGGGTTCTGGAGCAACACCGCCGGGTCCATCGTCATGGAGGGGCGATTCACCGCACCATCGACTACCGGGCTTGGCTTCGTCCGTGCGGGTGTGGCTGGCAGCAACCAGAACATGATGATGAGCCAGAGGTTCAACGTGAGCAACCAGCCGCTCATGCGTGTTGCAGGGGCCATCTCCAACAGCGGTCCTGCGGGGTCCACGGCCATCCCGACCGTAGGCGTCCTGTACAAGAACGGCTGGAACTACACGACGACCTCCTTCAAGGGGTTTGTCAACGGTGCCGCAGGCAGCCCCGTGACGCTGACTTCGATGTTCACGACCGACACGGTCGAGTTCCTGCCTACCGGGGCAAACAACATCAGCTCTGCCCTCCCCGCTGTAGCGGGAAGCGGCATCCTGAGGCGGTTCCGCTACTGGAACTCGGCGCTGTCGGATTCCGACATGAACACCCTGACGACCTAAAGGACCCCCATGAACGACCTGTACCTAAAGACCGACAACGCCTTTGAAATGGCCCTGGCGCTCATCGAGGCCGGTGTCTGGAACGAGGACCAGAAGCCCACCGGCGTGGCCTGCGTGGATGTCGTCGGGGAGATCGTTGACAAGTCCGGCTGGCATGTCAACCTGCGCCCCATGCAGGAACTCAGCGAGGCCCAGCTTTCCGTCCTGCCAATCCTCGACCCGCCACCTGCCAATCCGGTGAGGGTGTGGTTCTGATGCCCCGCAACAAGAAGGCCCTGGAGTCCCTCCACGGGCTTCTCATCGAGGAGCTGATCGCCCGCATCCGGTCTGGGGAAGCGACGCCGACGGACCTCAACGTGGCCCGCCAGCTCCTCCGCGACAATTCCATCGACTGCGCCGCCGTGGAGGGCGCCCCGATCCTGAAGCTCGCGGAGAACCTGCCGTTCAGCGACGACGAGGAAGAGGCCGCTTGACAAGGAAGAAGGACCCGACGCAGGACTTCCGCAACGTCCTGTACATGGTCTGGAAGCACCTGAACCTGCCCGACCCGACCCCGCTCCAGTACGACATCGCCACGTTCCTCGACAACGGGCCCAAGCGCTGCGTCATCCAGGCCTTCCGCGGCGTCGGCAAGAGCTGGATCACCTCCGCCTTCGTGCTGCACTGCCTCCGCCGCAACCCGGACACGAACATCCTGGTGGTCTCCGCGAGCAAGACCCGCGCCGACGACTTCACGACCTTCACCAAGCGCCTGATCGAGGAGATGCCGCTCTTCCAGCACCTCAAGCCGAAGGAGGGGCAGCGCGACTCCAAGATCGCCTTCGACGTCGGTCCTGCCAAGGCCAGCCACGCCCCCAGCGTCAAGAGCGTGGGCATCACGGGCCAGCTCACCGGCAGCCGTGCGGACCTGATCGTCCTGGACGACGTCGAGGTCCCCAACAACTCCGAGACCCAGGTCATGCGCGACAAGCTCGCCGAGGCCATCAAGGAGGCCGACGCGATCATCAAGCCGGAGGGGCGGATCGTCTTCCTGGGGACCCCCCAGTGCGAGGACTCGATCTACCGGCTCCTGGAGGACCGCGGCTACCAGTCGCGGATCTGGCCCGCCGAGTACCCCTCCCAGCAGATGCTGGAGCAGTACGGCAAACGGCTGACGCCGATGATCGCCGACTCCTGGGACCCAAGCCGAATCGGAGAGGCCACGGAGCCCACCCGGTTCTCCCTGGTGGACCTGGCCGAGCGACGGCTCTCCTACGGCAACTCCGGCTACGCCCTCCAGTTCATGCTCAACACGGCGTTGAGCGACCAGGAGCGCTACCCGCTGAAGCTCTCCGACCTGGTCGTGATGGACTTCGACGACGAGCACGGCCCGGAGAAGGTGTTCTGGAGCGGGTCCGCCGAGAACGTCCTCTCCGACCTCCCCAACGTCGGCCTCCGCGGCGACCGCTACCACCGCCCCTTCCGCGTCCAGGGGGACTACATCAAGTGGCAGGGGGTGGTCATGACGATCGACCCCTCCGGCCGCGGAGAGGACGAGACCGGCTACGCCGTGGTCGCCAGCCTCAACGGCTGGATGTACCTCATGGACTGCGGCGGCCTCCGCGGCGGCTACACCCCGGAGAACCTCCAGAAGCTCGCCGACGTCGCCAGGCGGTGCAAGGCCAACGAGGTCCTCGTCGAGGCCAACTTCGGCGACGGCATGTTCAACAACCTCCTGCTGCCCTACCTGCGGGCGACCTACCCGGTCACCCTGACGGAGGTCAAGCACAGCCAGCAGAAGGAGAAGCGGATCGCCGACGTCCTGGAGCCGGTCATGAACCAGCACCGGCTGGTGGTCCCCCCTCGGCTGGTCCGGGCCGACTACGACTCGGTCGGCGACATCGCCAACGACAAGCAGGCCTCCTACCGCCTCTTCTACCAGCTCACCCGGCTGACCCGGGACAGGGGCTCCCTCCGCCACGACGACCGCCTGGACGCCCTGGCGATGGCCGTGCAGTACTGGAAGGACCACGCCTCGGCAGACGTCGAGGCCAACATCCAGGAACGCAAGAACCGCCTCCTGGAGCAGGAGCTGGACGACTTCGAGCGGAGCTGGAACAAGCTCTACCGCCCGAAGCACTCCCAGGGCTGGATCAGCCTTTCCCGGCGCTAGGTTGCCTTATGGCGGCTTTTGCCATTCAGGAGGGGTCCCGGGTCGTCCAAAGCTCGGACGCCTCCTGGAGCCTTCTAGGGCCACTACAAGGGAAACGATGGTTTCCTAGCCAGAAACACCAGGAAAGCCCCAGGGGTGCCCTATGGAAAGGCTTGGCCTCTGGAGGCCTGGCCTGAGCCACCAAGGCGGTCCTTGGGTAGACACACCAAGGACTAGGTTGATGGATGGAGGTCGGGACACCAGGACTGGGGGTAGGGGGCAAAGGGGAATGAATATGTATGTAAAGGTATGTAGAGGTTGCCTTTAGGTTGCTTCCTCCTTCCTTCCCTCCTTCCCTCCTTCTCCCTCCCAAAACGCTTACGGAGTCACCAGAAGACTTACGGAGACCCTGCTTGAAGCCAAACGCGAAGCCTGCCCGGAGTCGGTCACTGACCGTCAGGGGCAGCCGCTGGAAGGTCAGGTGGGTCAACAACCTGGCGGACAACTACGGCGTCTGCGACTACGCCAAGAAGGAGATCAGGATCGCCAAGGGGCAGCCCACGGCAGTCGAGCTCGACACGGTCGTCCACGAGCTCCTGCATGCGGCCCTCCCGGACCTCGACGAACCGGCCATCACCGAGACCGCCAACGCCCTCGCGGTCGCCCTGGTCAAGCTCGGGTACGTCGAGATTCGGTCGTAAACGAACCACTGGTCCCCAGAGGGGTGGGCGTCATCGCCTAACGATGGTCCAAGAATGGCGCAGCCCGCCATACGACGCCGTTGAGGGCTTCCGGCAATGTGGGCACTCAATCCCACTCGGCCCCTCCGGGACCGGCCTGAAGGTTTTCGGCGAAAACTGTGAAAGGGTGGGGGTGGAGCGCAGCCGCGCGTTTCCCCCCGCACCCCCGCCGGAGCGCGCCCGAATCGCGTCGTGTCACGCTTGCGTGTCACACACGCGCAAATGCGCCCGCAAATCGCACGCTTGCACGAGATCGCACATCTTGCGCCTGCGTCGAGCACGCATCAAACAGCACGCGCAGCACGCGCACGCCTCGATCACTTCGTGATCGGGGCCTCTTTGCTACTTGCCAAACGACCCATACAGCACGCACGCGCAAGTCAAGGCAAATCAGCGGCGGCCAGCCGGTTGTCACGGCAAATCACAAAAAATCTGTCCCGTAGGGACAAGGGGCCAAACGGCGACGAATCGGCGGTGCAAGCCGTTGACAAGCGGCGACCGATCGGCGACCATTGGGGCACCGCAACGGCGACCGTCGCCAAGCGGCAAGTCACCCGATGCTGACGTAGTCAGCAGGAGCAGCGAGTATGCGTATCACCCGATGGCTGGCACCCATGACATGGCAGGACCGGATCGCCACCAACAACCAAGGCGAGGCCAAGATCCTTCGGATCTACGACGTTCCCGGCGCCGCCCGTAGCGAGTCCGTGTTTGCCTACGTCACCAACGACAGCATTGACTACGTCAAGGGCGATGGTTCCGCCCTCCGTTGGGACCTGAAGCGCCACGTTGCTCCCCTCTTCGAGGGAGGCTTCGACGGCCAGTTCCGTGCTGCCGGAGCCTATCAGGCTCCCCGTTCCCCGATTGCCGGGATGGCCGTTGACAAGGCGGCTCCTGCGGTCTCCGGAGGAGACCTGGCATCGCTCCTCGGCGGAGCGGTTGCAGGCAGCGTCATGCCCCTCGTCGAGGAGCGCATCGAGGAAGCGATGCAGAGCATCGAGAGCCGTGTCAAGGACGTCATTGCCGATGCCGCGAAGCGTCCCGTCGTGGTCTCGATTCCCTCCGTTCCGGAGGTCCGCATCGACGGCACCGAACACTCCCGGTTCAAGGACATGGTCATCCTGACCATGACACAGCCCGCCAAGGACCGCAACGTGCTGCTCTACGGGGAGCGCGGCTCGGGCAAGTCGACTGCTGCGAAGCAGTTCGCTGACAAGATGGGTCTCCCCTTCGGGGCGGTTTCGTTCAGCGCCGGAGCATCGGAGTCGCTCTTCACGGGCCGCTTCCTGCCCTCCGAAGGAGGGGCGTTCAAGTGGCGTCCGACGCCGTTCACCCGGCTCTACACCGAAGGTGGGGTGTTCTGCCTCGACGAGTTGGACAAGGCGGACCCGCAGGTCGCCACGGCGCTCAACATGGCCCTCGCCAATGGCGAGATCGTGACCACCGAAGGTGAGGTCCTCAAGCGGCATGACAAGTTCGTCGCGGTTGGCGGAGCCAATTCGCTCAAGTTCAGCAAGGTGTACGCCGCGGCACAGCCGCAGGACGGCTCGCTCCTTGACAGGTTTGTCAAGGTCGAGTGGAACGTGTGCCCTGCGTTGCTTCGCAACGTCGTGGTGTCGATCTGCGGCGATGACAAGGGTCGCCGGATCCTCCGGATCCGTGAGAGCGTCAACGGCGTCCTGAAGGCGAAGCGGTTCACGGAGTGGGACGTCGGCATGAGGCTGTGCCAGCGCATGGCCTACGTCGCTGCGGCAGGCATGGACCCGGTGCAGCAGGTGCTGCGTGACGAGGCGAAGGCGATGGCAGGCCAGTACGAGGCCGATGTGATGGCGGCGGCGGCCTAATACCCGAAAGGAAATCCACGACCATGAACACTTTCCCTCTCATCCGTCTGATCGCTGCGCGGACTGCCCAAGCAGCGGCCATCCTTGCCGTGACGGCATCCATCCTCGTGGCCTGCGCCATCGTCGGCCCGGCGTGGGTCCTGCCCCCGCTCACCGTGCTTGTGTTCGCTTGGCTCTTTGCCTGAAAAAACACCCCTACGGGGTGGAAACGCCCCGGTGGGGATTCTTGGCGGAATTGTGTTGACGAGCGGCAACGGTTGCCGCATGATGATGGGTGTCAAGCGGCGAACGTGCCGCAGAAAGCGAGTCGAGCGATGCGGTGCAAGAGCGAGAACATGACGCTGGGCCGGACGCAGGTGTTCACCTATGCGTCGTTGGCCGATGCCGTGGCCGATGCCACCGATGCCGCCGAAGGGCGGCTCACGACCGTGAACGGTCGGCAGGTCAAGCGCCTGCCGGAGCAGTTGGCGTCCATGACCGACGATCGTGCATGGGCCGATGGCCTGACATGGGGCGATGCCCTTGCCGGGATCGGCGCCCCGGCCGAATGGAAGCGCGAAGCGGTTGCCCGGTTTGACTGCGGCGCCTATTCCGCCCCGCTTGCCCCGGCCCCGCGCCGCAAGGTTGTCAAGCGGCTGAATGACGGCGACACGATCGACGCGGAGCGGTTCGCATCGGAGTTCACGGTCGAAGGCGTGTGGAGCAAGCGGATCCGGGCCCGTGTGGTGCGTCCCGTGGTGCGTGTCCTGCTCAACCACGGTGCCCGCTGCGACGTTCCTGCGGAGCAGATGGCACGGAACGCGGCGGCGACCCTTGCGTTCATCCGGATCGCGGAGGATTCCGGCTACGCCGTCGAGGCGGACTGGGGCTCGACGTTCGTGATCGGCAGCCGGGACACGTTCGCCATTCGGGTCCGTGTCAAGGAGGTCGATCAGGCGATGGACTGGGACACGCTCGTCGGCCTGACGGTCGGCGGCGGCACGCACCGCAGCCTCGGGTTCATGCTGCGGAACGTGTGCCTGCCCATCGAGCATTGGGACTACGGCTCGTCGCAGCGCAAGTGGTACGACGCCCACGAGTACGACGCGGCGTCGCTTGGGTTCATGACAAGCGACGAGGAGGCCCGGAAGTGGCTGACCGAAGCCTGCGACAGGCTGTCCCGGCTGTCCACGGAGGGCCGCGAAGCGGTCGCAGCGTGACACGGGTCGGGCACACCCTCAAGGGTGACGGGGGTGTGCCCATCCCGCTTCATGCGGAGAAAGCGAGTGTTGACATGAGAGACCAAGCGTTCTGTGCGGGTGTCGTTCGCAAGCGGGTCGCAAGCGCCGGTGTGTGGATGCGCCAGGCACCTGGCCGCAAGGAGGTGTGGCACGAGTACGAGAGCGCAGGCGAGGTCGTTGCGTTCGCGCTGCGATGCGGGATCGTGGGTGAGCGCGAGGGAGCGGACCTGCTTGACACGCTCGACGCGGCGCTCGACGCCGGGTTGAACGGGCTGCGAAGAAAAAGTTCCCCTACGGGGAAGTCTGGCAATTCCCGGAAAATCGCGGCTTGAGGTGTTGACAGATGGCGACGAATGCCCGATGATGGTTGCACACAAGCGGCGAAAGGCCGCAGAAAGCGAGTAGCGGACATGAGACCGAGTTCCTGCATGGTGAGTGATGCGTTGGCCCGCATGAGGGAGGTGTACGAGAGCGGCGCGTGGCAGCGCTGCCCGGACGCCGCCGTGGTGGGCGTGCTTGCGTTCACGGAGGGCGTGTCCCCGGACCTGCTGACGCAGGAGGAGTACGAGTTCGTTACCGGGTTCGCTGCGGTGCTGTGCGAACACGGAGACGAGCAGGCGAAGGGAGGCGTGTCGTGAGGATCGAAGCAGACATCGACATGGACGAACTGGCCGAGGCCGTTGCCGGGCACATCGACACGAGCGATCTGGCCGAGCGCGTGGCGGACAACGTGGACGCAGAGCGCGTTGCGGAGTGCGTTGACATGGCGTCGCTCGTCGAGGCCGTGTTGGAACAGGTTGACATGGACGAACTGGCCCGTGCATTGCTCCGTGCCATGGCGGCCGGGAAGGGAGGTGCGTGATGTACGCAGTACTGGTCATCAACCGCGACATCGAGGACGAGGCATTGTTCGTGTTCCCCACCGAGGCGGAGGCGAGCAAGTTCGAGAAGTTCGTCGATGCCGCCGAGCAGTACCACGGATGGGACACGACCGTGCTCTATGCGGCGGACGTATGCGACACCGGGGAGCAGGCGTATGCCGTGTGGAAGCGAATGCAGGGAGGCTTGACATGAGCCGCACCGTTTCAATCACCCTGACGGCGGAGGACGCCGCGCTGCT